ATCGACCGAATCAACGGTAAATCTGGCGCTGGCTTCCGATCTGGACATCGCCGACGCGGCCGACATCATCACCAACATGCAATCGGCGTTTAACATGCCGATAGACGAGATCCAGCGCGTTGCGGATGTGATGACCAAGGGCTTTACCAGCTCCAACAGCAACCTGATGGATTTTGGCGAGGCGATGAAATACGTCGCCCCAATTGCGGAAGCCGCCGGGGCCAGCATTGAGGACACCACGGCATTACTGGGGGTGTTGGCCGATAACGGCATAAAAGGCAGCATGGCCGGGACGGCAGCTAGCGCCATGTTTACCCGCCTGCAAGCACCGGTTGGACAAGCGGGGGATGCACTGGCAGAACTGGGGGTAAAAACCAAAGACGGCAAAGGCAACATGCTGCCGATCGAAGGTATCCTAAAGAAAATCAACGGCTCGTTTAAAAAGAATAAGCTCGGCACCGCGCAGCAGGCTGAATACCTGAAAGTGATTTTCGGTGAAGAGGCGATGAAAGGCGCTATCAAGCTGATCGCAGCTGCCGGTAACGGTAAGTTGTCCGCGAAAAAACAGACGGTGACAGACTCCCAGGGGGCGACAGAACACATCGCCAAAGTGAAGGTAAACAACCTCGACGGCGATTTAAAGAATCTGTTTTCCGCGTGGGAAGATGTACGCATTGAAGTGTTCGACGGCCAAAACTCGGCGCTGCGTAAGCTGGCCGTCTCTGCCACTGAATGGCTGACAAAGGTCGGTGCATGGGCTAAAGCTAACCCGGCGTTGGTCGGCACGTTATCAAAGGTCACCGCAGGCGTAACGGCACTGATCGGCGGACTTGCTGCGCTGGGCCTTATTGCATGGCCGGTGATGGCCGGGATCAATATGTTGATTGCCGGGGCTGGGTTGTTAGGGACGGTATTCACCACGGTAGGTGCGGGCATTGCTGCTGCATTTACCGCCATTTCATGGCCCGTGTTAGCACTGATTGCCGCAGTGGCTGCCGGTGCTTTGCTGATCCGCAAATATTGGGAGCCTATCAGCGCCTTTATCGGTGGCGTAGCCGAAGGGTTCAAAGCGGCGCTGGCTCCGGTTGCCGCCGCCTTTGAGCCGATGAAACCCGTGTTTGACTGGTTTAGCGAGAAGATTAAGGCAGTTTATAACTGGTTTATGGATCTGCTGGAGCCGGTGAAATCGACGCAGGCCGAGCTACAGAATGCGGCCGAAGTGGGTAAAAAATTTGGGGAAGCTATCGGAAACGCGCTGAACTGGCCTATGCAGGTGCTCGACAAGCTAGGCGGGAAAGTCGGTTGGTTAGCGAAAAAGCTCGGGTTTATGAAGGATGAAACCGCAGAGTTAGACAAAGAGGCGGTAAAAAATAACCCTTACGCAACGGGGGCCGGTGGGTGGGGGTATTCACCCAGCGGCGGGCTAGTAAATACCGGCGCATCGCCGGTGATTAAGGCAGTTCCGCCCGTGGGTCGGCCGGACATACTGCCTGCTCCTGTGGTGAATATCTCACCTGCCGTCATCGCCCTGGCACCGCCGGTGATGCTACCTGCTACCGAGGTCAACACAGGCAGTGTGCCCCCTGTTGCCCCATTGGCACCCCAGCGCTATGCGCCGGTAATGCGAGGGGCATCATCGGCCTATACCGATAACAGTGTGACGCATAACAAATTTGACGTGGTGATCCCCGCAGGGATGAGCCGGGAAGAAACGTTGCAACTACTGAATGAAGCGCAGGCACGCCAAGAACGTGATCGACGTGCACGTGCCCGCAGTTCTATGACCAATTAGGCGCAAATTATTATGATGCTGACGTTAGGATTCTTTGTTTTCATGCTGCAAACGCTGCCGTATCAGTCGCTGAACCGCACAGCGGATTATCGCTGGCCGAGCAATGCCCGCGTGGGCCAGCGCCCGGCGTCGCAGTTCTTGGGGCTGGATGATGAAAAAATTACCTTGTCCGGCGTGCTACTGCCGGAAATTACCGGCGGCAGGTGGTCGCTGTTGACGCTGCAACTGATGGCGGAGCAGGGGCGGGCATGGCCGCTGATTGAGGGCAGCGGGACGATTTACGGCATGTTTGTGATTGAGTCGATATCGGAAAGCCATTCGGATTTTTTTGCCGATGGCAGCCCACGCCGCACGGAATTTACCCTGAATTTAAAGCGAGTTGATGAGTCGTTATCCACCATGTTTGGCGATTTGGGTCAGCAAGCCGGGGAGCTGTACGACAAGGCCGCCGGGGCAATGGGGGGCTTTTTGTCATGATCACTGGCGTTGCCATGCCTGCCGGGGCATTGATTGCCCCGGACTTCGCTTTGTCGCTACAGGAAAAAGACATCACGCAAAACATCCGCAAGCGCCTGATTTCCCTGTCGCTTACGGATAACCGTGGCTTTGAGGCTGACCAGCTTGATATTGAGCTGGACGACAGCGACGGCCTGATGGTGATGCCGCAGCGTAATGCGGTGCTTGCGTTGTCGCTCGGCTGGAAGGGGGCCGCGCTGACGCCGAAAGGGCTCTTTACCGTGGATGAGGTCGAGCACCGAGGGGCGCCGGATACGCTGACCATTCGCGCCAGAAGTGCGGATTTTCGCGGGTCGCTCAATACCCGCCGCGATGAGTCCTACCATGACACCACGCTGAGCCATATCGTGCAGAAGGTGGCGGCCCGCAATAAGCTTAAGGTCACGATTGCCGCCGGTCTGGGGGGCATCAAGGTGAGCCATATCGACCAGACTCAAGAGACGGATGCAGCCTTTCTTACCCGGTTAGCCTCGCTGAATGGCGCGGTGGCCGTGGTGAAAAATGGCAGCCTGCTGTTTATGCGACCGGGCAATGGCACCACCGTGAATGGCAAGCCGATGCCGGTGTTTACTCTAACCCGACAGGATGGCGATCGGCACAGTTTCAGTATTGCCGATCGGGACGCCTACACCGGGGTAGCCGCGAGCTGGCTCAATACCAAGCAGCCAAAGCCGCAGAAAGTGAAATTGCAGCGTAAGCCGAAAGAGCAACATTTACGGGCGCTGCAGCATCCCAAAGCGAAACCGGCGGCCGGTAAAAAACCGGGTAAACCCGTGGAGGAAAAGAAAGGGGAATATCTGGTAGGGGCCGAGGATAACGTGTTTGTGATCCCCAAAGTCTACGCGAATAAGGCCGCCGCCATGCGGGCCGCACAAGCTAAATGGGAAAAGCTCCAGCGCGGAGCGGCTGAGTTCTCACTGTCGCTCGCTATGGGGCGTGCCAACATCACCCCGGAAACGCCAGTACGCGTCAGTGGGTTTAAAGCGGTGATCGATGCGCAAGACTGGATAGTGAGTAAAGTCACGCACAGCCTGAGCAATAGCGGCTTTACTACGGCGCTAGAGTTTGAGGTTTTGCTTTCTGATGTGACTTATGAGGTTTCATAAAGTGAATTGTAAATTCACTTAAAGTTTATTTTGTTTCAGATCGTGAGAGGTATTATCGGCGACACAGAGTTAGTGACGAGGAATTAATCATGTTTCATTGCCCGTTATGCAAAACGGCGGCACATGCCCGTACCAGTCGTTACCTGAGTCAGCATACAAAAGAACGTTACCACCAGTGCCAAAATATCAACTGCGGACACACGTTTAAAACGATGGAGAGTTATGACAGCGCGATTATGACTCCCGGGCAGGTAACGGCAGTGCCACCACATCCTATTGGCGTCAGTATTACAGGGCAACAACAGGTTATGTGGATGTAATCAGTCATAGAAGAATAACCCGCGAAGTGCGGGTTTTTTTATGTCTAAAAAAAGTGGCGGTACAAATACATCGCCATTTTATCGCCATCGACAATCTGGGTAATAAAAAAGCCACTCGCATGAGTGGCTTAATTATATGATTTTAAAGCTAAAATTTGGTGGCCCCTACTGGACTTGAACCAGTGACCAAGCGATTATGAGTCGCGTGCTCTAACCAACTGAGCTAAGGGGCCAAGCGGCGAGATTATACGGCAATCCTTCGACGCAGGTCTACAGTTAACCATCCGTATGTTGCTTTTATGCGCAGTTCTAGCCTGTTGTAATTACTGGCGGATTTTGCGATAACCGCTGTAAATCCCCTTTAATGGACTCCCGAACCCTATGGAACTCTTGGCGCCAAACCTGCGGGTGGTGTTTTGCGGCATCAACCCCGGCCTCTCCTCCGCCCACCAAGGCTACCCTTTTGCCAACGGCAGCAACCGCTTCTGGAAGGTGGTGCATCAGGCCGGCTTTACCGAACGTCAACTGGCGCCCGAACAGTGGCAACAGCTGCAGGATACCGGCTGCGGCATCACCGCGCTGGTGGCACGGCCAACGGTCGCGGCCAGCGAAGTGACGCGTGACGAATTGCTCAGCGGCGGCGAGGCGTTAAAAGAAAAAATCTTGCGCTATCAGCCGCGCGCATTGGCTGTTTTGGGCAGGCAGGCATTCAGCAGCGCCTTTGGGGTGAAAAATGCGGCCTGGGGCCGTCAAGAGATGACGATCGGCAAAACTGAGGTTTGGGTATTGCCGAACCCCAGCGGATTGAATCGTGCCACGCTGGAGCAGCTTACAGAGAGTTATCGCGAGCTGTTTCTGGCATTGAAATAATCTGAGAGGGAGTTGCGGGATGAAAGCGATGATTAAAGCGGGATTGGTCGCTCTGCTGTTGGCAAGCGGCGTTGCCCATGCGGGCAGCAGCGTGCAGGAACTGAAGAACAAAAATAACGTGCTGGAGTTTTATCAGCAGGGGCTAAATAACAAGGATTTTGCCGCGGCACGGCCCTTTCTGGGTGACGAGTACAAACAGCACAATCCCAATGCGCAGGATGGGGTGGAAGGGTTCCGCAAGTTTGTCGAGCTGCTCAAAGCGCGTTACCCCGATTCTCACAGCGAAATCAAACAGGCATTTGTCGACGGCAACTATGTGATTTTGCACGTAGAGACCAGCGGACGAGAAAAGGGCAAGACGGCCGCGATTATCGATATTTTCCGGCTTGATGACGCAGGCAAAATCGTGGAGCACTGGGACGTGACCCAACCGGTGCCGGAGAAAACCGCCAGCGGCAACAGCATGTTTTAGGCAATAAAAAACCCCGGCGAGCCGGGGTTTTTTGCTAACAGCTGAACCTTAGTCGTCCAGGAAGCTGCGCAGCACTTCGGAACGGCTTGGGTGGCGCAGTTTACGCAGTGCTTTGGCTTCGATCTGACGAATACGCTCACGGGTAACGTCGAACTGTTTGCCCACTTCTTCCAGCGTATGGTCAGTGTTCATATCGATGCCGAAACGCATACGCAGCACTTTCGCTTCACGGGCAGTCAGGCCGGCCAATACGTCGTGCGTTGCGGAGCGCAGGCTTTCCGAGGTGGCAGAATCCAGCGGCAGCTCGAGGGTGGTATCCTCGATGAAATCGCCCAGATGTGAATCTTCATCATCACCGATCGGCGTTTCCATGGAGATCGGCTCTTTGGCGATCTTCAGCACTTTGCGGATTTTGTC